TAATGGGAGTCGATGTATCTGGAGGTCTTAGTCGTGACTCATCTACATTTACAGTAATTAACGCAAGAACCACTGAGGTAGTGGCTGACTTTAATTGTAACTATATAAATCAACATGAATTTGCTATGGTAATATATACTTACGTTTCTAAATACTTACCAAATTGTGTTATTAATATAGAAAGAAATGGTGGGTTTGGTCAAGCAGTATTGGCAGATTTAAAACAATCTAATATTAAAAATAAACTATTCTTTGAATATAAAGAAAAAGTAATAGAAGAAAGAATGAATGGTGTACTACAAGATAAGAGAAAAGCTGTTGTTAAAAACTTTGGATTTGATAATACTGGAAATTCTAGAGAAAGATTAATGGAAATTCTACGTATTAGAATGAATAATCACAAAGGTAAATTTATATCCCCTATATTAGCAAGAGAATTAAAAACATTAACTCGTACAAAGAGAGGAAAAATAGAACATACACCTACAGGACATGATGACCAAATTATGTCATACTTATTAGCATTATATGTATGGTATGAAGGTGGAACTCATTTAGAAGAAAACTGGGGATTAAAGTTAGGTTCTATTAGAACAGATGAAGACGTTTATGAAGAGACTATCCAATTCAATGATGGATATAATGATATCTCTATGGAGATTGAACATTACCTTGAACCTAATGATCAAGTGCAACAAAGTATAGATTGGTTAAATAAAGGAAAAGGAAAAACATATAAAGAATGGATGGATGAAGAACGTAAAAAAGATGATGAATGTATGCAAAGAATACTAGAAACTAAAGGTGGTAGACAAGCATATGCTAAAGAATTTGGTATGACTGATTTAGAGATGGAGAATATATCAAGACAAGCTCAATCTCAAGGGTTTAAAATACCAGATAAAGTATTTACAGGATTTTATGGAGATGATGAATATTAATTAATTGAATGGGGAGATCCCCATTTTATTTTTTTAACGTTAATACAACTATGTATTAAATTATAAAAGGGAGGAATTTACATTATGAGCTTACTATCAGACCCAACATCAATAAATATAATGACTGAATCTGACTTATCAAATATCATAAGTAATTTTGATTATAATATAATCTTAGATATTATAGAAGAGAATATGAATCATAGATTTAATGCAATAAACCAATTATCTAATTTACCTGCTGCATGTGAATCTGTATTTAAGGATAATATACAAAATCTAAGTCAATGTGGTCCTTATTTAAACCAAATAGATGATCTAAGACACAATACATATAAAAGTATAATAGATATAGTCTGTAATAAATTCAATTTTTCATTTAATGAAGAATGTCTAGATATATATACAGCATCTTATTGTATATTCAATTTATTAATATCAGATTATAAAAATACTATTTCTAATTTCTTTACTAATTATATAATAGATGAAACTCCAGGATTATATGAAGGGCTTGGTATAGGTAGATTTAAAAAACAAAAAGATTCCACTACACTATATAATAAACGTAGTTATGAAGATCAAAGATTAGGATTAATTTGTTCAAACTTAAACTTTGTATTAGATAATATACAATGTTTCGATATACCATTTGAAAATGTATTACAATACATATATAAAGATGACCCTACAATTGCACAATATATAAAGCAAAATTTTACATGTAATACAGATTTTTATAAATCAATTATAGTTCCAATATTAAATTCAAGTATGAAATCTAATATTATCACTGACATAAGGATTAAAATAGATTCTAGAGGGATAGTACATAGAGGAACAATTTTAGATATACAACAATCCGATGAAATAGAAGAAGAATAAAAGGAGAGATAAATATGAATAATACAATAGTACCTAAAGTACCATTTACTCCAGAAGAATTGGAATACATTAAAAAACAAAATAATCCAGAATATAATAAAGATCTTATACAAAAAGAAATAACTGAATCATTAGGTATTCCATTTGATCATTTTCATGAAAATTTAACAGATAATAAAGAATATCCAATTAATGTATTAAACAATCCAGAAGGAGGAAATATAGTGGAAATTAATCAACCCGTTTCAATAGATCCAAATACAGGTTCTCATACTCCAATATCAAATAAAGACATGAATGAAGTTTTAGGTGCAGATATATCCTTAGACCAAATAGATGATTTTAACGTCGATGATATACAATTGAATGAATCAGATGCAGAGTCTATTCAATCTCTATTTGGTACTGATATAAATGATTCGTTGTCTTTTATAAACATAATGAAAGAAGTAAAAGCTGGTAATAATAAAAATTTATTTAGTAGATTGCCTAAAATTATGAAACAACAATTGGTAGGAACTTGTGGTACAACTAATCCTGCTGTATTAAATAAAGCTGCTAAAGAATTTATGGATTTGGCTATATCTCAAATAGGGACAGATCAAGCCTTTGTCGATTTAGAAACTGGTATGAAGAATGCTACTGATGAATTGATGGTTGGGTATAAAGAAATGGCTAAGGAATCTATTAAAATAGAAGATGATGATTATGACATTAGACTTAAATTATATGTAGATGATATTAGAAAAAATCATCCTGAAAAAGAAGATGAAGCCATCAAATGGGAAACTGTTAGACAAAGATATTTGGACGCTGTAGATTTTTCTGAAATAATAAATGCTATCACAACTAATCCTAAATTAACTAAAAAATTGGACAAGTATTCTAGAATGGTAAGGGATTTCAATTATAAATATACATCAGAAACTAAGAAAACAAAATTCGCTTGTAGAGATATAAACTATGCTACAAACGTATTAGCAAGAGTTTTAGATGCTAGAGAATATCCAAGTGATTTGATTAAAAAGTTTATTTGTGTTATATGTAATTATGTAAAGAACTTTGATGCTACTGATATTAATGATCATACTTTTATGTACTTTACAGTAAAATCTATAGTATGTCTTGAAACATTAAATTATAATGAGGATAAATTTATAAATATTATTTCCTCTATAAAAGAAATATTAAATATATTAAAGGAGGACTAAAATATGGCTTATAAGGAATTAAAACTAGACTCTATTGTTACAAGTACAGAGTGTAATGTGCTTAAATCATTAAGTATCAAAGTGACGTATGCTGATCGTACAGCAAAAAGTACACAATTTTCTCAAGGAGATAATATCGCTATAAAAATAGTAAAAGATGGTAAATTATTAACTTTTACTGGTGATGTATCAAAAATTAATGTGGAATCAGGTCAAGAATATTTCATGTTAGATATGTCTACAACACATCAATCTTATAATGAAAAAATATTCCCTTCACAAATTAGAGATTTAACTAATTTAACTTCACCATCTTTTGATATTGATTATAATGCAGATGGAAGTATAGTTGTACCAGAACCTATAGTTTAAACATTGCAGATGTGGTTATCCACATCTGTATTTTACGATTAATTGATAAAACTTTATAATTAAGGAGGTGGAGATTTATGGAAAGTAAATATAAAGTACCAGCTTATATAAAAAGAGATGGTGAATCTTTAGTATTTAATATAGAGGGAGAATTTATATTCTATGTACCAGAAATATATTTTGAAAGAAAATTTGCAGAAATAGTTGGGGATAATGTAAATATAATGGGTATGTTGAATTTTGCTATATTCGATACAAAAGGTAAACATAGTGGATTACAAACTTTTAATTATCCAACAATATTTACAACTATACCAGATAAAATCGAAAAAGTAAAAGCACTCAAATTAACAAAAGATTCAGATGAAACTGATTATAGATTATTAAAATATAAGAGTGGTTCTAAAATAGTAAAATCTGTAATGTTAGAACAGAAGGTATCAAATGCTGATATATTACTAGGAATGTTTATGACAGGTAAACTACCTAATACTATAGATTATTCTACTATATTTAATTATTTCTTAGATAATATTGATTTGAATGGGGAGTCTTATAAATTGAATGCTCAATTATTTGGTATACTTCAGGCTGAAGTTTGTCGTTCCAAGGATGATATTAAAACATTATTTAGACATACAGATATGAAGAGCATGACAAATTATCAATATATCCCTATGAAACAAATGTCTAAATTTACTTCACCATTCGCTAGTATTACAAGTGAAAATATAGATGAATCTATTGTAAATGCAGTACTATCTGATGGTGCAAAATACTCACCATTAGAGAAAATAATGATTTAGAGCTAATGGTGCATTCTAACATATCAATAATATAAATTTAAAGGAGGAATTATAATGGCTAAAGCTAAAATTGTAACGCCAGAATCAAAGATTTCAATTAAAGATAATTCTGCATCTAAGACTATAGAAACAACCGTTGCATATGATGGTCCTGTTTTTTTGATAGCTGCACCATCGAGTAAAGGTATAGAAGATATGCAAGTAATTGAACCTTCTACAGAGGGTATAACATTTTTTAATAAATACGGAAAGAAACCATCATTTGTTAAATATGGACAAGAGTTATTAACTGCTGCTATATTGGCACAAAAGGAAGCAAAAATAATATTTAAGAGAATAGTAGCACCTAATTCTACTCTTGCTAATATAGTTATATATGGTCAAATAATAACATCTCAGGTTCAAAAGACTAATACAGATGGTTATTCATTATTTGTAGATACATTAACAGGGGAAGAAACTATTATCTCTGAAGGTAATAAACCATTAATGGATACTATCGTAAAATTAAAATATACTGGTAAATCATTCTCTAACATTAAAAATATTAAAGAATTATCTACAATAGTTAAATCTACTCTTGATGAGGAGAATAAAATATATCCTTTATTTGTAATTGTAGATAATGGTAGAGGTGAAAGTTTAAAAAGAATTAGAATATCTTCAGATTATACTGTTTCTAAAAGATTAAGTTATATGAAATATAGTTTAGAAGTAATAGAAAGTTCTGAAGTATTAGAAACTCTTAACTTTACATCTAATGCTGATATCGAAGAGTATGAAAAGAATATGTCTATAAAGACCGTAATCACTCAATATAGTGAACAAATTAAATGTGATTTATTTGAATCTTATTGGGAAATGATGGCTGAAGAATTATCTAAATTAACAGGATTAGATTTTGAGTATCTAATGAATGTAGATTTATTTAATTGTAAAGATAGAACTGGTGTACCATTAACTGGATTAAGTTTAGATAAATCAACTGGTTATGCTAATTTATCTTATGCATTTGGATTGACTTTGGATAATGGTACAAACGGTTCATTTGGTTCTTTTCCAATTAATACAGATTCATATAAAGATGAATTAGTTAAGTTCTTCACAGGACAATTGACAACCGATATTTATGATATAGATAATTTTAAAATTGATTTGATTCCAGATGCAGCATATCCTCTACCTGTAAAGAAAGCTATAACAAACTTAGTATCATTCAGATTAGATCCATTTTATTTCAGAGATATGGGAATATTAGATAATACTAATTATTCAGATATTATTGGTGAGGGAGAAACTTACCTTTCAAATGATCAAAATACAATGTTCTCAGCTACATATCCTTTATATTATGATATCATAGATCCATTCTCTAAAAAACAAATTACGGTAACTTCTGTATTAGAGTTATGTGAGAATGCTTTGGTTCATTTTAAAAATAGTAGAAGTTGTCCATTTGCTGGACTTAAATTTGGTATTAAGTTCCCTAGATGTATTTTAGGTACTGAAAATTTCAGACCTATTAATCTTCCAGAGGTTAAACAAAGAGATAATTTTATAGATATAAGATTAAATTATGCTGTTAAGTATGATGAAGTATTAGTACAAGATACAGAAATTACATCATATGATGATATAACTGAAGCTTCATATATTTCTAATATCTTTAATCTTCAAAAAGTTATCAAAGATATTAGAACTTTATGTCCTTCTACTAGATATACTTTTATTGAAGAAAAGGATTTAGAAGATTATCAAGAAACAATTGAAAATAGAGTATTATCTAAAAATAGAGCTAATTTCGTTAAATTAGAATTAGTATATCTTCAAGATGCAACAGCTAAACAAAATAAAGTATTCTTAGCCGCATTGAATGTTGAATTTAAAGATTTCGTAGCACAAGAACAATTCCAAATATACTTAACAAATGGAAACTAATAAAAGAGGAGGTATGAAATATGTATAAAGGTTTAAAAGCTCCTAGGAGTGTATTAGATAGTAATCTATTTAGAGGAGTTACTGACTTTTCTAATTTAAAACAATTTAATTTATATGAGTCTGGTTATAAAGTATACTTAGTTATACAATCACCACCATTTATGGAAGCTTTAGCAAAAAAATATCCTGATGAATATGGTTTGATTATAAGAAATTATAATTGGATTCTAGAGCATGAATTTAAAGGTATAGATGGTATAGAAGATATCACTATCGATACTTTAGAATTATCTGATGGTATTAATCAATTAAATATGATTTCAAAAGTAAATGAACCTACAGCATCAACAATTAATATGACATTTACTGAAAAATCAGGTATGACTATTACCAAATATCATGAGACTTATCTTAAAGGTGTTAAAGATCCAAAAGCTAAACAAGCTAAACATTATCATGGATTAATAGCAAGTGGAGATATGGAAGCTGGATGGGAAAACGAAGTAGGTATACATATGTTAATAGAAACAGATAATACTTATAGACAAGTTGAAAAAGCTGTTTTATTCTTAGCTGCTTACCCAACTACTGCGGAAGAAAGTATGATTAATGGAGACGTTGGTGATATTGATAAAAAAGATATTACAGTTTCTTATAATGTATTCCCAGTAACTGGTCAAGCTGTATATTTAAAAGCACAAGAAGCATTAGCATGGTTATTAAGTGATGACAATGTAGATAAAATGATTATCAACTCGGATGAATATAAATGGAAAGCATTAGAAAAAGTAAAAGTATCATAAAATATTCCTACAGGATAATACCTGTAGGATTTTTACGCTAATATATTTTACATACTTTGATTATCATCTGTAGTAGTTACAAATTTAGCAGCCTCAAGTTTAGCATAATCTTTTGCTTGAGATAATATATTTCTATCTAATTGAGAACCCATTACCAATTTATTATGCTCTCGAATAAATAATTTTTTCTTTATATCCGTTTGTGTGTCATTTGGATCTACAAATTCTGCATCTGCTAAACCTGTAGAATAATCATTTACTACTCTGTATACTTCAGCTACCCCCATTTGATTTATATATACAGGAGATGGTAAAGTAACTTTTAATTTACTTTTATGATTTTCTGGATCATTCTCATCATCAAATTCATAATCATATATCTTTTGGAATATCATAGTAAAGAATGGATTAGTTTGTCCTTGTCTTTTATATACAGCTCTTAATAGTTTATAACTAGACATAGTTAATCTAGTAGCAAAATCTACACTTTTAGATTGATCTACATAATCTAAAGGAACATCAGTAGGTCCTACTGCTAATTCTTTTAATGTTTCCATTAATTCTGGTTTAGTATCTATATCTTGTCCAGGCATATTTTCCATAGTTACAGGAGCATCACCTGATTGTCCAACTGGAATTAATGTATCATTGAATCTACCTGAAATTCCTAAAGATGTTTTAGGATTAGATATTTCTCTGACACCCATATTTCCACGTTTAAGTTGATTCATAACACTTAATAAAGTTCTAGATATATTTGTATCTACTCTATTCTTTACATAGTAAACTCTCTTATCAAAACCTCTTGTTAATATTCCTATAGTATTTGTTGTATAAAGGTTTACATACATACTAGCAGGGACAATAGACTTATCTAAGTCGGAAACTCCTCTATGTGTTACAGGGTCTTCATCAAACTTCATATGTACTACGTCTGCGGGTGATATATATGTTACATTGACTGTAGTTTTACCTTTATCAAGCATTTTACTATTTTTTAATATTAAATATATTTCCTTCTTTAAATCTTGGTTATTAGTTACAAATTTAGCATCTATCATATCAGATACTTTATCTGCTACAAATCCCATTATATCTTTCTTCTCTGACGATCTCATGTTATTGAATATAGATGTCATATTTGCCATATTACCTTTTAATGCATTTAGACCATTCTTTTGTGGTAATAAAGTAGCAGCATAATCGCATTCTATATAGAAATATCCACCTACAGTATCTTCCTCGAAAAATAAAGGTAATATATTTTCTCTCTTTAATCTACGTACAATACAACCTTTTAAATCTAGTTTAGGATTATCCATATTCTTTTTACTTTTTGGTTTCTTTAAATTACCTGTATCTATTAGACCGTCATTCAATCCTTCAAATCCTAATTGATTTGGAACTATAGATTTATCCATAGATTTATAACCCATCTCTTGTTCAGTTATAATTTTTCTAAGATCGGTTGATTCTTTTATATATGATTGTATAGGTCCTTCATTTATATTTATATTAAAATTAACTTCATTTAAAAGCTCTCTTAGTTTATCATATTTATCGGCATCTTTATATAAACTAATAGGACCATTATTTGCTGAATCGAAATAATTATTAAAATTCAAATTAGCACTTTCACTCACATATCTGTTATTATTTTTATCTTCTTTTTGTTTTAATAACTCCCCAATCGCTGCATCATATCCTTTTATATATATAAAACATTCACCATACTTAGCTGTAATATCATAAAATTTATCAAACTGGTTTATTAAATCATATTTATCCTTTATATATTGTACATTCTTTTGAACTGCTGAAGTTCTATCTTCATCATTAGATGATGAAGTTACTGTATCCAAAACATTAATAAAGTCTTTTGTATTATGATCTGCACATAATACATGATCTTTTTTTACATTTAATACATCCTGCATAGTGGGAAAATATTTTACTATTGTATCTATTATTTCTTCATATTCCAGTAATTGTTTATTTTGTATAAAATTGGGCATTACTTGTTCTGATAATTGTTTAGAATTAAATATAGCATCTATAGTGCTCTTACCATCATCAGACATATTATCGTTAGCTAATCTGTTATATATATTAGCCATATTAACTTGTCCTGATATTTCTTCATTATGAGATACTAAACTATTTATAGAATCGTTTATATTCTTAGTTATATATCTAGTATCATCAGTAATATTCGCTGGTAAAAAAGTTGTATTTACTCTTAGGTCAGATATCTTATCTGATATAGATTGAGTAAATTTAGAGATTAAACTTCTATTTGGTTTTTTATCTTGGTTAATAGCCATAATTACTACCTCCTCTTACATTATTTAAATGTTTCGAGCATAAAAAATAAAGGAACTTTGCAGTTCCCTTTAAGGTAGTTTTCTTAAATGTAAATATACAAAAACTGTTTGAGTTTTATTTATTAGAGAGAATCTTGTAGTAAAATATAAATCTTCAGAATCATATATATCTAATAATACATTATCCTTTGCGACAATGCCTAATAATGATTTATATATACTTATACAATATTCTTGAGTTTTATACAAATAAGCACCATTGCTACTTTTAAATTCTTTATCTAAAGTTGTGTTGAACTTATTATCTTTTCTTAAATTATCTATTAAAACATTAGGTTGTTTATTTTTTAAAGTATTATGTATTATAAATATTTTCTCTTCAAACTTTCTTATTATAAAGTCAGATTTATAATAATAATTCTTTCCTTTAAAAGTTATAAAGTCTGAATTAACTAAATCTATAACTTTATTTTCATATTTAATATTATTCTCTTTAAGAGACTTAAATAAATCCATCCAATCTTTTATATTGACAACTAAAGTTATCCAACTTGGATTTATGAATTGAGTCTCTTTTACTACAGTAAAAGTTATATCAACACCAAAAATAGTCTGCCCTCTAAGATATACTATATCAGATTTTAATATTTTAAAATTATTGATTAATACTTCTAGTTCACTTAATAACATTCTATTCTTCTTCTCCTTCACTACTATTATCATCATCTTGATATTTAAGTTTAGAATTCTTATCAGATGTAGTTTCTTTTTGATATCTTTTATCATTATTATATACATAATCATCTACAAATATACTATTAACCAAACTATAATCTGGAATTCTATTTCTTGTCATAAATACTTGTTTATCTTCAATTTTATCTCTTACCATAAATTGTCTCATATTATCTGAGTTTATTCTTCTCATAAATGTAATATCAGTTCCTATAAATGGTGTTGGATTATACATTAAATTCATTTTATTAACATGATCTCTTACATCATCTATTAAATCTGAATATGTACCGAGATTAAACCATTTATGACACATTTGTAATATACTTCTTGTCATGTAATCCTCTAAGAAATCTCCTCCACGAGTATAATATTTATTATTATAAGGATTCTCATTTTGATGGACTACTTGATCTATTATTATTTTAGCAATTTGGGAATGAGGTGCCATATTATTTTCTCTAACTTCATTAGGATATTGAGCACTATAATCGTAATCCACTCCATTTCTAATTGTATTTACGGGTTGTCCATGAACTTTTACTTTTGAATAATCATTTAACTTTAAAGGATGAGCTACATAAGCTCCTGGGTATTTCTCTGTAGGTTTAGGGTTAGAAGCATTTGTATTATTTCCTAATATTAAACCATCTTCATAATAATTATAAAACTCTTTAGCCATCCGTGTAGTTTGATATGTAGTTTGTCTATGCACTTTACTATATCTTACATTATTCATTAAAGCTTTTGTGTATACATACTCTACATCAGCAGTTTTTTTATCTATACAATATTGAACTACAGTATCCATAATATTATAGAATACAAATGTTTTATAATCTTTATAAGGTAACTCTGCTATTCTGGTAGTGATATGACTATAGTCTAATTTCTTTACATTACAAATAGCATCTCCAATATAATCTAAAGTATATCTAATAAAGTTAGATTGACCTTTTCTTCTCGAAGCAAATTGTATCATCTGATCCATAAATACAGAATATGATGATATCTTTGAAAAATCTCCTCTCTCTTCAATTTTTTTAGGTTTACCATCTTTATCTTTTCCATCATCAACAATATATTCACAAACTTTATGTTTAAAATCTGGATGACACATTATGTCTTTAGGGTCATAACCTAAATTAATTATTCTGTTCTTTATATACGGAATATCGAATGCCATGTTCCATACTAAAACGAATGTGGGTTTAAACCAATTCATAACTACAAATAAGTCTCTTATCAATTCTATCTCATCATCATAAAAATTAAATTTATAACTATATTGATCTAGCCCGTATCTTATTTCATTCTTCCATCCACCAACACTATCTTTAATAAATTCTTTTAAATCAGTATTTATTTGTTCTGTATTAGCATATCTTTCAAATTCTTCTATTAGTGGATTCTTCTTATTTCTTAATAAGAAGATATATATTCTTTTATCAGATTCATTTATCAATGATATAGCATTTATAGGAGATGTAGCTAATCTATCAATTCCTATCCCTTTAAAATCTATACCATCGTATTCTATATCAAAAAATGCTTTTGTTACTTTAGGTACAAGATCATTTACATATCTTCTATCAAACATACTCTTTAATTTATCTTCTATATGTACATCAGAACTCAATACTCTTGGGTCATAATGTAATTTACTATTTGCTCTAGCATTTCCATTTTGAATATTCTCTCTAAAGGTATCCATTTGATCTGTTAATTCTGCAACTTTCTTATTCAATTGTCTATAAGGACAACATACTTCTTTTACATCATCTCTTGACATAAAGAATTGGGTATGAGTTGGATTTATTCCTTCTTTTGTAACACAAAATTCGTAAGGTACATTTTCTATTTCTTCTAATCTTACTTCATCTTTTTCAAAATCATAAAAAATAAAAGAGGCATTATCAGTTTTCTCATACTTACCACTTTCTAATTTTTTAGGATAATTATATATCACATTTAATAATGATATATTGGAACCTTCTTCATATCCTTTTATTAACTCACTTTTCATGATATAAACACCTCAGCTTTCTATACTTAGATGTTTAGGTGTTTGTAAAAAATAAAAGAGAACCAAATGTCCTCTTTTACATGTTTAAACAAAATGCTTATACTCTTATATTTATGATTAACTTATGATAAATGTCTTCTGGTATTATATCTTTATATTTTATAATAAGATTAAATATTATATTGTATTTAGCCATATTATAATTAGTTTCAGCTTCTTTTTTACTATCAAATGATTTGTAATATATAACTCTTCGATTTTCGTGTATCATATTTATGTATTTATTAGTTACAATTTTTGCCTTTTTACTTTTATTATTCAAATAGCATTGTATAGATTTAGCTATGTTAGATGGTATTAATATGTAATTATCTGGAGAATATTCTCTTTTATAAGGATTAAGTCTATACATTATTAAATCTTCATTCTCTACATAATAAGACGAATTTTCATACCATGATGCAAATGTTTGAAAATTTGTCCATTCTTTACAAATGTCAGATTTACATTTTGTCATCAATGAACGTCTTATCATTGATAGATATACAATATATACATCATCATTACTATTATATGTACCTTCTCCTACATATGCAATGTCACATATTGATATGTCATATGGTGATTTTATAGACTTAGTTAGAAATGAATTATAAGTCCTATGTTTTGCTATGTATTTATATATTTTACCATCAGAATGTTCTGTTGTGATTAATATATCTACATCACGAGAATTTCTATAATTTACTATTTCCATTATACTACCATTAGTATTCATATGTATTTTTCCTTGTCTTATATTGTTTTTTAATTCCATATTAAACCACTTCCCTTATTATCTAAATAATAATAACCATCTTCTAGATACAATTCAATTAATTCAATATTTTCTATACCAAGATTATTATAATATAACTTTAAACCACCATGAGACAATATATGATTTGTATTTATTTCTTTAATAAAAAATCTATCTGAATATCCTGTTTTATATGATATATGTATTTTAGCATCTTTAACTAATAATCTCCAATTACTATCAAAAAGATATTCTATTTTATGATTCTTTTTATCTATCTTTCCTAATAATACTAACTCATCTTTGTTATTAATAACTTTAAATATTTGGTGCTCTTCATTTTCAACTAATATTTTAATCATAATTAATTCTCTCCCTTAAAATTAATTTATTATACATAAAAAGAAAAGAGGGATAATTTCCCTCTTTTAAATTACTAAATTATATTTCTTTCAATTGTTCCATCTACAGTTTTTCTTATAGGTACTATATTTCCTTCTATACCATACTCTTTTGCTTTTTTAGTAAATGATTCACAAGTCTCACACCAACTATTACATGAGTTGTCATACATTTCTTCTCTTATCTTTCTATAAACATTCATTTCTATATCAGGTTCTTTTTCAATTAATTTATTCATTTCTACTGGACCTAATATAGACATCTTGTAAATATTTTGTGCTTCCAATTCATGTACACTTCTTGCTGTAGTTTCTTTGTATTTAATATCTGGTAAACGATCTTGAAAATAATCTTTAGAGATATTAATATAATTATCATTAAAATAATCCCTTTTGTCTTGAAGCGGAGATGTATCTTGAGGTCTGTTTTGGTTAATATAATCATTAGCCATATGTATTACTAGATCAACAACTTCTTCTTGATATAATTCTTCAGTATATTCAGGATGTTCTTTATCAGATAACACATCTTGTTTAAGCTGCTCTACAGTTTTTTCTTTATAAGCTAGTTGTTGAGCCATTTCTATTAAAACCTCATTTTCATTATCTTTATATAATTTTCTCGCAAATTCTAACATTATTATTTCCACCTTTCTTAATAAGTTGCACTAGAGTTTATAGATTCAAATCCTAATAATTTTGTATTTAATTTAGTTTCAAAATATTCTTTAACTTTATCCATATGGTAATCTATATCAGAATAAGACATTTTTAATTGTTCATTTATTTCTTTATAAGTACCAACTAAATCTCCATTTAAATAAAAATCATCGAATCTAAATACTAAAATATCTTTTTCATATGTAAATATGTATAGTCCACCAAATGTCATAAGATTTATACTACTAGGTTCTTCTGAAAAGAATCCTATAGGAGAAGCACTTCTTAAAAGGGAACGGTGATTATCTCTATAATCTGAATCTTCTATCTTCCACATTCTTTCACCACTCTCAAACATTACATATGGTTTAACTAAGGTTACAGTATCTTCAGGATCAAGCCATCTGTTAAGTTTATAACAATAGTACCCTTGACATTGCTCCCATTCGTTTTTTGACATAGAATCTTTATCCAGAATGAGTATTCCATCTATATCATATACTGAAATATATACCATGTTTGGTATAGTTTCTTTTTGTTCTGCTACAATTACAGCACCACAATTTAATTTATTTCTATAAACTTCAAACATTATTTTACAACTCCTTTTTCCATTAATTCTAAACTAGAAAGCCAACATTCATCACAATAAAAACAATTTGCTTTCACTCTAAATTCAGGAGGAGGACAATGTCCTATTTTACTTTTTAATTCCATTCTTTTATTAATTATTTCTTTAGCTTCTAAGATTTCTTCTATACTTAGATTTTTCATATTAAGCTACTCCTTTAGTAGAATTTGGTTGTTTTAATTTTTCATCCAAATCAAACTCAAAATCTCTTATATCATCACTAGTAAATTTAGTAGCATAATCTACTTCATCCGCTACCTTATCACAGAACCCTTCATATATAGAATTTTCAAATAATAAAGCTTCTTCAGGATTAACTCTAGTCATGAATGTTTTCATTCTCACATTAAGTTCTTCATTAGTACCTACACATTCTCTAGCTAAAACATTTAATGCATCACATGATTCCTCAGTATCATAATCATTTTCCTTTAAAAAATTATTTAACTTTTCCTTATCCTCTTCATTTTCACCAAACACACTGATATATCTAAATCCATTATCATAATTTTTCATTTTACATTCCTCCATTTATTTTATTATT